GGCGGCGGTGAATAACGAGGAGAGAAGTATAGTTAGGAAATCACTCACCGCCGCCCAAGCCGGTTAGCCCTCTGGATGTTCCAGATCATGCACATGCAGTGCAATCAAGGCATAATGTAGTACCTTCATAAGGTCTTTGCGATTGTAACCTTCCTTTTTCCCATATCGTTGGGCATACTTCATAATGTTACCAATGCAAAAACCTTCACCATGACCACCATCAATAATAAACTCGGTGGCTTGAAATTTGTTTACCGAATAATGCTCACCATATGTGGCATCAACATACTTTTGAAGGTCAGCAATAAGCTGACCCTCATTGTATTTGTAATCGACCTTAGCCATTAGTATGATACCTCGCTTGAGTCTTCAACATCAGCATCAAGTGACTCCAGAGTCGCACCAGAATCAACCTTAGTGTACAACTCAGTGAATGCAGACTTAGTGTCCTCATCAAATCGATTCACACACAGTTCGATAGCCTTGAGTCGGTCATCAAACATTGCATACGCATTGACAATGTGTTCAAGACGGCGAGTAGAAACCAACTCATCAATCGCACCTTCCTTGAAGGTCTTGCGAATGATTTCAGCCCAAGTGACCAGCTTATCAGCAAAGTCCTCATCGACCTTATTGACTTTACCCATTTTGCCGAGAATGATTTTCTTCTCATTCGCCGCATTAGGATACTCCTGCTCGACCGTGATAGCGAAACGCTCAAGGAATGCCTCATCAAGAATCTGAGCAGACATAAACTTGCCATCATCAGAGCCTCGACCTTTAGTGTTAGCCGTTGCAATGATGTTGAAGCCAGGAGCAGGAGTAACCACCTCACCCGTCTTCTTATTGAAGTAGGGCTTACCCTCTAGAATAGCCTGTAAGCACATCAGTTTGTTAGAGCCACGGTCTAACTCATCAAGTATCAGCACTGCACCACGCTTCATAGCGGTCAGTACAGGACCTTCACGATAGACCACATTGCCATCGACAAGGGTGTTGCCGCCGATCAAATCATCCTCATCAGTCTCGATGGAGATATTGACACGGAGAGCCTCACGCTTGAGTTTAGCGCAGGTCTGCTCAACCATTGTAGTCTTACCATTACCCGATAGACCTGAGATGAAAGTTGGATAGAAGATACCCGACTTGATAATCTGAGTCAGATCCTTACTGAAGCCAAAAGGAATGTAAGTAGGGTCAGCAGTCGGAATGAGATTATCAACCTCAACTGACAGTTTAGCCTGAGTCAAAATTTTAGCCTCTTGCGGCTGAATAGTGACAATCGGCTCGGGTTTGATGGGAGCAGTTGGTGCTCGCATTGGAACAACTTGCCCAGCCATATCGATAACATATTTGCCTCGACCAATTTTGTTTTCCTCAAAGAACCATTTGGGGGGCTTGAGTCCAACAGACTTAGCAATCTGCAATACTTCACCTCGACCAAAGACACCAGTATCATTGTCTGAATTAGCAAGTGCCTGTAAAAGGGTTTGACGGTCATTCATAATGTATATCCTCTTCTCATTTTCCTAACTATATGCATAGTATAATTCCACTGTTCCTAAAAGTCAAGCATTTTCGTACCAAAATGCAAACTTTTTTCTCCTTAGGAATCAATAACTTACGCCACTTTGTCCATCAATCTGCTCAGAAACACTCGGCTAGACGCCTTGCCTTTCTGAAAATTGCGGAATCCTCGAAGCAAATCGCCCTTTTTGTCAGACTTGACCTCAAGTGTCTGCTCCTCAATCTCAAGGCTTTTACCATTTTTAATCATGTAAACAGTATCAAAGTTTTGATAGGCATTCAATTCAAAAAACTTGTTGCCTAAGAATTCTTTTTTATACTTGTCATCAAAGGCTTCATACGGAGCAGAAGTCTGCATGTAACATGAGGAGAGATCACTCTTCTTAAACGAGCCAATATGAAAGTTGATTAGATTGACATCAACTGTAGCCTTGATATGCTTTAGAATGGCTCTGAGTTGAATTGACTGCGAATAACGATCATAATAACCAAACTTCTCTACCGTGTTGATGCCGCCTTCACGGATAATAATTCGATCCGCTTTGTAATATGATGTCGGAACACCCAAGTCAATATGTCCTGTTGGTCCTCCGTCAGTGAGAAAGATAGCATTCATAATTTCAATGCGATTGTCAGACTTAAACTTTTTAAGGAGTTCACGGGCTACCATTGCCGCCTCATTCAGAGGAGTTCCACTTAGGTGTAAG